TGCTACCACAGTGAGTCCAGGAATGGGCGCACATCGCCTTCTTTTTTCTTAGGACTAATCCATTGGTGGCGATGTGCGCCCATTCCTGGACTCACTGTGGTAGCACACAACCACTGTAGTTTGGGATGGCGACTAATGGCAAAGAAGTTTTTGTTTAGTCGTTCGTTGGTGCTGATCACATAAAACTCTTGCAGTTCACGAGAACCTTGTACACATGAACCCCAACGTATCATCAAATAGTTAGAAAACTTCTTGCGTTCTTCGTCTGTAAGACTGTCGTAGAAGTTGCGGTTCTTCAAGTCAAACTGTCGCATTTCATTGCCAATGTTTAGCTTATCACTCATCTTGGGGTATTGTTCCGTTGCTGTGTCGATCTCGAATATGTTCTACATCTTGCATCGCTCGCTTTTCTTGCATTGTACGTTCTTTGAAAAATTTACGTGGATTGCCGCACATAGCACAATGGCTATCACCGCAGGTTACTCCTGATTTTTTGTGATAACGGTGTGACTTTTCTACACCGTTATCTTTGGTCGGAATAGGAAATTTATGTGCTTGTCGGATGCGAACTTGGCGTGCAATATGTCTATTTTTTTGTTGTAATCTGCGTCCGCGTACTGATTTGTCAGTGGGCTGAGTCATTACTTGATCCTTGCTGATACCTCGTTGATGGCTGTGCGTAAGCGTACAATATCTCTGTGCATGCGATGCATCTCTTGTGCTTGATCGCGTATTTTGTCTTCAAGTTCTCGTATGCGACGATCAATGTTCTTGTCTTTGGGAGCCGGTATGTTGGCTGTAATTTTTGGGATAACACTGTCTTCTTTGTATTGTTTCATATTACCAGGCCTTTGAGTAATCAACAATTTCACAGTTGCGGCTGATGTCTTTGACAAAATAAACACAATCTGGTTTGGGTTCATCATTCAAAGGCACTGCCAACATCTGACCATTTTTTAGTTTGGGACTGTACCAAGCCACGTCGTGATACACATCTACAATTTCAATGGAAGGAAAAGTTGGACTAAAACTACTTAGTGGGTTAAATTGAAATACTTTAAAGCCTCGATCGTTGATGCTGGTAAGTGGTATGACTTCAAGATCACCTGAATCAGGTTCGCCAATTAGTATTCGCCAATCCATGGGCATCTTGACTGTGTAGTCACCAATCTGTAATACCAGTGCAGGCGAGTTAAAGCTTTCTAAAAAGATCAAGGGTATGTAGTGATAGTCAGGATTGGCAGGGTCGCTATTGTCCAGTATAGCAAAACGCATGTCATCAACTTCTTCTGGCAGCGTGTTTAAATCGTAGTGACAGTTGTCAAGGGTTAGTATTCTCATGCTTTAATTTTAACAGGATATTTGACAAAATGCAACCTATAAATTCGCAGTGGCATCATGCCGTTTAATCAAATCTGCGTATTCAGGAAAAGTAGTGGAAAAGCTTTCTTTACGATATTGATCAATCATTTGGGTCCACGATTTGAATTCTTCCCACATTGCAGGATCTGCTGCGTCAGCCAAGGCACGAACAATAGGAGTGAAATCGTAGTCAGTATATGCTGTCAAACGATCGCGAATTTCTTTGGCAATAGGTTCGGGAATGTTTCTAACACTGAAGTAGTAGGGCTTGCGACATAAAATCAAAAATGGTACAAGTCTAAAATGTTTTTTCATGTTGGCCACCAGGTCCGGCAAGTGATGCACGTTCATAGTGGTCACAGTGATCACTGGCAACAGCTTAATACGTCCGCCGCTGACGACAGATGCTTTGATAAAAGCAAACACATTTTGATATACCAAACCCCAGTTACCCGGATGTCTTAGGTATTCAAACTTTTCTGCCCATCCATCCATACTTAGGTTGATTTGTACTTTTTCAAATGCCAACAATAGCTTGACCAAGTTGGCGGTCAAAGGCTGTGTGATGTTGGTACTGATGTTGACAGTTATTTGTTGGCTGTATCCTTGATCTATCAGGCGTTGTAGTAGCCGGGGTAGTTGTCGATCCAACAAAGGTTCGCCGCCGTAGAATTCCAAACGACGCACATTATGACATACAGAAACTATGTCTTCGATCTGTTGGTCTGAAAAAGTCTTAGCTTCGGTTTCTTGAAAATATACATTGTCACGAAGCTGGTAGTTTTCTTCGTAGTAGCGTCCTTCTACAGCCAAGGTCACGCTGTCGTTGCTGTTGCAACTGCGGCATCGCAAGTTACATACATTGCTGATCTTGATAGCCAACTGCATGGGGCCTTTGAGATAGGTAGCTGGTTCTAACACTGCTTGCGGAGTAGTATCAGTTTCCAGTATGTGGGTGGCGGTACCAGCAGGATCCAACAACATGTCCCACAAGCGAGTGCGTTGACTAGGCATGCCTACAGATTCTTCTTCCCAACAACGACTGCATACGTCGTGGCGTTTGTTTTCCAACATGTCTTGTCTAAAGTCTGTTAGTTCTAGATTGGTCCAAATCTTGTGTATAGTTTGATCTGGGAATTGCCAAACACTTCCGCCCAAGGCAGGACAAGGACTCACATTGTTTGCAGGATCAAATGTCAAGTATGCAAAAGGAGCCAAACAAATATTGGCTGGATATTGATTTATTTTGTTGTCTGCCATTCTAGTTTTTCTGCCGAAAAAGGATAATTGGCTTCCTTGTAGAAAGCCTTGCGTTTGGTCAAGTGTCGACGAGCAAACTTACAAGTTGAGGTTATGTCCCATATTTCCACATGGTCTTTGTCTTCAGCTTTGCGGATACCACGCCCAATACTTTGAATAACTCTAGTAAAGCTCTTGCCGGATTCCACCATGACCAAGTTGAATATGCGTGGTATGTTGATGCCCACTGCTGCCACACCATAAGTGGCAATGATGATCTTGTTGGATGCAGTGGCAATTTCGTCGTATTCTTCTTTCCTGTCTGCTGCCTTGGTTGAACCCGACACAAACACTACATCGGGTCGATCAGTCAGCAGGCTAAACAAGGTGCTCAATTGTGTTTGCAGTATCTTGCCTGTTTCGATTCGATCAACTAAGATAAGTGTGTTACCTGTGTCTTTGATCTTGTCCACTAGTTGTGCCACTGCTTCCATACGCTCAGGTGTGGTCACTAGATACTTGAGTTCGCTTTGATAGTCTTTGTACTCTACATGGTCCACTAGTTGTACAATATTTACATGACATTGTGCAAGTACACCTTGTGCTTGCAGTTCGCTGGCACGTAAACGTCCAACAACTGGACCAAGGCTGACATGTAGAGCTTGGAATTCAAAATCTTCCTTGGGTATAGTACCAGTCAGGCCCCAACGAATGTGTATATGCGACATTACTCCGGTCAACAAGGTCTTCAAAGCATCAGCTTTGGCCATGTGTACTTCATCGACAATGATGCAAACCACATCCTCGATAAAGTCCTGTATGGTACAGTCAGCTTCGCCAGACTTGGTGTTCTTTAACAGCACATTTAAACTTTGCCAAGTACATATGGTGTGTTGCCGACCCCATTCTTTGCGATCGCCAAAGTAAACACCCACATCCAGTCCCAAGTTGCGATAGTCTGTTTCTGTTTGTGTCACTAGACTTTTGTTAGGCACAATAACAATGCTACGACCATAGTGTCCAGCTTGCCAACTCAAGGCAGCAGTAATAAGTGTTTTACCGGCACCAGTGGCAATCTCTTGCAGGCTTTGTGGATTACTGAGAAACTCGTTAATGATCTCCACTTGATAATCTCGTAGTACAACTGGTTGTCCCGCACGTTCATGACCAGGCGGCCATACACGATCACCAAAAGTGTCCTCGGTCATTGTTGCAAATTCAAACCGGGTGCTGTAGGTCCGGCGATCATCTAGTTCAATGTCGTAGCCTTCATCTTCCAATATGGGAACAATTTCTGGTAATAAATTTACATAGGTACTGCCACCCAATTGAAAATAAGCCACTTTGCCATCCCAACGACCCAGACGCACAGCTGGCAAATAACGTGCAGCCGGATTGAGATATTTGAATTTACTGACCAGACGACGTCGAGTATCTAGGTCTAAGCCCTCAATTTTGATATTGACTTCGTCGTGTACAATTATGGTTGTATTTTTCATAAAAATTTTACCAGTTCCGGAAATACCAAACTGAAGTCTAGACCCCTATACACATCATGCTGCTTTGTTCGAGCAATAAACATTTCAAATAGATCCGAATCATCGTTGTCAGACATTAACTGTGCCCAAATTCTTACATCTTCGTGGCTGCTAGTATAAAGCTTTTCTGCAATAAATTTGCGAGCTTCAGTTGGCCATACAGTTGGCCTCATGTGTTCAGGTTTGTGTACACGACCTAGCCAGGGTTTAGGCAAGCCTATATTGTAGCACCAATTAAAAAATTCGTCAATGTAAAAGATATTATACGCACTTACTGTGTGGCTCACACTGATACGAAAATTATCTAATTGTTTTTCTTTGTTTATATACTGCTGTACATGATCAACTAATTCTACCCAATTTCCTGGATACCGTATGTATTCAAATCTGTTCTCTATTCCGTCGATGCTGATCTGTAGATCAATTTCTTTAAAATGTTTCCATAATTCCCACCAAGAATCGTCAGGATAAACTGTGGCATTGGTAGTGTAATGCAGACTGATTTGGTTGGCCTTTCCTGCTTCAATATATTTTTGCAACAACAGCTTTTGCTCTGGTATTCCGCTGAGGAACGGTTCGCCGCCTGGTATATCTATATGCACAATATTGGGAGTATTTTCCAAAAATGTTTCTACAAAATCCTTTTTGTAAAATTTAAAACTCAGTATGTCGATGCCAATAATATCGTGATGTTCTTTTTGCCATCTACTTGATGATGCTGGTCCGCAAGTGATACATTTAAGATTGCAAGTGTTTCCAAACGCTATACTTGCAGTTACAAATGAAGGTTGATCAAAGTTATACTTATCATAATGTTCTTGCCAACGTTGATAGTCAAGTTGCCGCTTGCTAGGTATGTTGTTTTTTTCTTCAATCTTGCATCTTTCGCATCCGACGGGCCATTGATCTTTCAGCATTTCTTGTTTGAGAGATTCAACAAAATCGCTAGTGTTATATTGTTCAATCGAATGCTGTTGTATTTGAAATTGTTGTTGGTATTTTTTTGTTTGAAATTTACAGCAAGGGGATATAACCCCTGTAGGACTAATATCAAGATTGGCCCAAGGCGCGTAGCAAAGTGGCATTGTTAAACCAGATAAATTAATTTTTTCATTGCACCGCTGTCCAGAGGAAACAGATTAAGGCCGTCACACTGTATTTCATATCCTTGTGCTCTAAAAAGATGTTGTATGTAAGATTCGTCGTATATGGTCTGTGTTGGTGACAAAATGTTGTCGTTATTTTTCAATACATCATGTACCCATTGTTCACAACGCTGTTGTGAACGATGATATTTTTGTATTTTTATAAATTCTTGATTATTTTTTGCAATTTCATCAGATGAAATATTGATTTGTATATTCAAGTCACTACACAGTTGATAAAAATGATCAACAAAGTTGTCAAAAAAAGCTATGGCCTGTATCTTTGTTGACTGTTCAAATTTGCATCTATTTTGTGCATATCCATCTTCGAGAGTGGGCAATATCAAAAATGACATCAACTCTCGCATAATCCATTGTGGTACGTTAGTATCAAACTCCCCCGAATAGTTCCAGTTGTTTTTTAATTTATCACGTAGTTCTTCTGTAGAGATTTGATCTTGTATGTTGGCAATCAAGTCTCCTTTGCTTTGCTTAATGTATTGATTGTTATGATAGTCTAGCCAATAACCGTATGTAGGGAGAATCGTTACCGGCATATCTCCGGGTAACAGTTCAATAGTAGCCGGATGATAATTTCCAGACGTCTTGTAACTGAAATGTCCTACCCTTATTTTTTGTCTTTCTGCTTGATCTTTTCTGTGAGCGTGACTACTGCCGTCTGGCATGAATCCAAAATTTACAAATTCACCATCACGCAGTTCGGTAAAATGATATAAACATCTTGCCAGGTAGTGGCCATAGCACCCAGGGGGAAAACATATTTTGATCATAACTTATTATATAGCAAAGCTCTTGCAAAGTCAAAAAAAAAGGCACCGTATTGCTACGATGCCCCAAACAGATTGTCTAAACAGGAGCGTTTACAACAGACAATCCGGGTAAAACTCAACCGCCGATACCAAAAACTTCAGTGTAGAGATCCAATAGTTCCTCGTCGTTCAACAAGCTGAATTCACTTTGTGCTATATCATGTTCTATTTCTAAAGCATCGCACCAGACATTACCTAATCGTTCCATTACCAGCTTGCGCATCATCATTCTCCAATTGTACTGCAATCTCACTACGACTTAGTGTAATATTAGTTACCGGAATGTTGTTGCCACTCTTAAATTTTGCACGGACTAATCGACCAATGCTGGCATCAGATTCAATTGCTGCCATGCGTTCTAAACAGGCTTCTACTGTACGGTGTCCAAATTCGATCAGCCGGCTGAGCTCTGCAATTTTTTCTGCGTCTGTCGGGTTTGTCATTCTTCATCTCCCAGGATATTTTCTTTATGCCACCGGTCAGTGGATTCCTGAATGAGTTCTTCCAGGGCTATAACACTATCAACACCACACTTGACAATACCCTGTTCATATTCGGTCCGAACTCGGAGATCAGGAAAAAAGGGGTTTGGCCTTCCTTCAATAGTTGAATCTCTGACATGAATACACTGACTACGAACCCGCTCAATACATTCCCGAACAATCAACTCGGCGAACTTTTCCAGGTCAACAGCCGCATACATCTTATCACCCAATTGTGGATACACATTATCCGCCCATTCAACTCTGCCCCAATTACCAATTGTTGCAACAGGACCTAACTGGCCAGCAAGTTGTTCGATTCGTTTGTTCATTGTTCGACTCCTGGTAGAGTACAGTTAGCATCCTTGCCACACCACACCTGCTCAACAACACTTTTGAGTCCAACTTCGGAAATAGTGGTTAAACTATTTGCGATCAAGAATGTTAAGATCCAAACAACAACTATACACAGAACAACATATCCACAGAACCATAAAAATAATTCACGTTTGTCTTTTTTATCTTCAAGTTTTCTGTTCAATCGTTGTTGAGTTAATGTCTCGCTGATTTTGTCCAGTTCTCGAATTCTGTCGTTCATAGTTTAACTCCTGCGATTCAAATATCTAATTTCGTCGGCACATAATCTTGCGCCAAACTTTTTATCTCCGCCGTTGTTTTCTCTAACAACGTCACATCTTCGGGCACATTCTTCGATAATCAACTCGGCAAACTTTTCAGCAAACACAAGTGGGATGGTTACTTTATTTTCACCCTCGCCTACTGTTACGGTGGGTTCAATAGGTTCAAAAAGACTGTTTTCTAATGCCTGTACAGTAATCTCGTGAATTCGTTCGTTCATGGTTAACTCCTTACGCTGTTTTCATACAAGTGACTTCTGCCATTGCCTTCCACTTGAGCGGAAAGCTCTTGCGCAAGTCTGCAATCTTGATTGCCATACGCAAGCTCATCTCACGGAAGCGAGTGGCATTGTGCGTCATAAAGTCAATGATCTCTTCTTGCGTTTCTGTGTCAAACTCGTATTCTTCAAACAACTGACCGTCGTTGGCAATTTGTTTGATACGCAAGATCTTGTCACGCATGGTGTCCAAGGTCAAGTCCAAGTAGTGGCAGCGTGACTGTAGCGCATCCAAGTGGTCACGCAATTTTTGCGATTTCATCTTGTCAAACTTAAGGTTAGTGATAAAGATCACAGTGCCGTTGAAGTTGAAGCTGTCTGGCACACCTTCACGACGCAACACCGAGCTGTCACTCAACCAGCTAATCTTACGCTTCTTGCCAGAATCTAAGGCACCTTTTAGCAGGTTGAGTGCTACATCATCCAACAAGATGCTGTCGCAGTCATCAAACACTAGCACACAGTTCCGGTCGCTGTATTTGTACAGTGTCTGGTACAGACCTAGTGCAGTGGCACTGCCTTTAACAACTTCTGCACGGAGACGCTTGCCGGAGATCTTGTCAAACAAACAAGCAGCTTCTACAATCTTCTCAACGCCGTAGCTCTTGCCTACACCGGGAGGACCCGACACAATCATGGCACGGACGTCGCCGGCCACAGCGGCCTTGGTCATTTCATCTAGGATTTCAAAACGCTCGCGGATACGAGCCATGACTTCTTCGTCTGTGGCTTCTGGAACAGGTGCTGCCTTTACAGCAGATTCGGTGGTGGCTGTGGCACCTTGGATTTCAATTTCTTCCATGCTGTCTACTGTGACACGAGCAATGCCGTATTCTGGGCCAAAGAAGCCCTTGCTGTCAACAGTCACAAAGCCGCCCTTTGCGCCAACTGTGAAGTCTCTAACCAATTCAAAAACTTCGTTGTGTACGGGTTTGTTACGATAAACGCCGTTGCGGATGAGAACTTGGGTCATTTACTGCTCCTGTTTTGTTAGTGTAAGTACATTATAGCCGATCGTGTATTACCGGTCTACCACTTTTTAACCGTTGTTTTTACGCAACAAGTGCGACACGCATCATTTTGAGGTTGCTGTCACTGGCACACAGACGCACACTTCTGAGGTGATACATGTCTGAAATCTGTACTAAGGATTCAACATCAATCCAGGGCGTAACCTTATCGTTAGCAGCAGGGCTAAGAACGATGTTTTTAATAGTGCCAAACTTGACGCCGGCTGCTGATTCCCAACGTACTTTAGTGCCAATTGCTAATTGCATTTTTTACTCCGTTTTGTTACTGTAAAAACAGTATAACCGATATTGCATTTCTGGTCTACCAAAATCAGCATTTTTGCCACAAAAAAGCTCCTAAAAAGGAGCTTATTTTTGTTGTATTTCGGCAACAGTATTACGGAGCTGGTGGGGGATATATGTTGTCGGATTCGTAACCGGCTAGCACATTTAAGGTAGCTGTCATTGTCTGACCTGGGCCTAAAACCCAATACCATTGTCCAAACTCGCCTTCTACTCTGGTCACTGTTTGTGCAACACCGTCGATACTGACATTGCTCAAGGGATCATATATGACATCGCCATCTACAGTGAAGTCATAAAAATATACAAAATTATCAGGACCGGAGCTGGCATAAGGACCAGAAGGAAGAGCAGGATCAATGTACTTAAAATAGTTGGCCACGCTTTTTGCCAATAATAATGTGCCATCTGCAACTGTGATTTGCAGTGTATCCGCACCTTGAAACGCCAGGTCTTTGGTCCACGAGTATATTTCTACGCCAAGGTTTTCACCCGGTACAATAGGCATGTCTGGAACAGGCTGGTTTAAAGTGGCAATATCACCATTAAAAATCTCAACGCCGTCTAAGGTAACTGCGATAGTAGCAGGAGTAGCGCCGTATCCTTGTCCGTATTGTTTGAAAGTTCTTGTTGTCATACTTCTCTCCGATTGCAGTTATTTATACAGAATCCGCGGAATTATTCGGCATAAATTTCTCTAAATGCTTTGTTCCGCTGAATTTTTTAATGTTAGTTGAGTTATAAAATTTGTGTAATCTAACTACCGGAACCGACGTTATTTTTATATCAACAGTATTTGTACCTATGTGTTTATCAGTTGGCAGTGCCCCTTTTTTCAATGCCCAATCGATGAGTTTTTGCGCCCCTTTGGGTTTAATCAAATACCCATACGCACCCGGGATATAGTAACCAGCAAGATGGTGTTTGTTGTTTACATGTATTAAACTGTTATATTCTATTGGGTATAATTGGGTTCGTAATATGTTTTCGTTATACTCGTCTGAAAACTGGTCGCAAGGGTCTAAATTTAAAATTTCTGTAAAGTGTTTTTCTACATCTAGAGGAATTTCGCGCAATAATATTCCATCGTGTTCTAATATCAGTATTGTTTCTTGAATTTCTACACAATACTGCCATAATTTGAAATGACTCAAAAAACAACCTTGCACACCCGGAACTTTCATATTTTTAGATAGTAGTTTTTTAATACCAATTATTTCAAAAAGATCTTTACAATACAATCCGTTGATCCCTGGAAATAATTCTGCATTAATTCCGAATTGTCCAGCAGCTATAACTGCTTCGTTAGCAATTTCAACACTATGCGGTATTTCGGGCAAGTATATTATATAAGCTTTCATTAAATCATTCGGGCAAATCAATACCGGGTTGAACGTTGATTGTACAGCTGAATGTAGCTCCATCGGGAATAACCCAATACCATTGCCCGGTGGTGTTTGACGAGCGTTCTCTTGTTTGAGTTACGCCGTTGATGGTGACATCAGTTAAAGGATCTTTATATGTAACTCCGTCAATCGCCGTAGTAAATGGCATACAGAATCGGTCTGGACCTCCCGGCAATAGCGGTGGTGGATAAGTGGGGCTAGTTAAATCCCTATATAATCCGTAAGTGGCTAGGGTATCTGTCAGCAAGTATAATCCACCAGTGACTGTAATGGTCATGACATGTGTGCCTGCCCATTCTTTGGGATCTGTCCATGCAAACAGATCTACACCGTGTATCTGATGGTCAGGGAATACTGGCAGATTTGCAGCCACTGGATCTGTATAGCGTCTGCACATTTCAACACCGTCTAGCGTGGCAACCACCAGTACAGGTTGGGTTCCGTAGGATTCGCCCATTTGTTTAAATTTTCGTATAATCATATTAATTCCAATATTGTGTAATTACAGGATCTGCTACTTCGTGCGGTTTGGGTTTACCGTGAAAGATCATTACAGCAGTTTTGGGATCCACTACTGTGCCAGCATTGGGGCTACGATACTGTCGTGTACGCATGTCCATGCCGCCATCTTTGCACTGCCATCGCCAGCTTTTTATGACTTCTGGATCAATAAATCTACGATCTCGATCCGACAGAACTGTGTTGAGATAATCTTGGTCGCCGTGAAATAGTTTGACGGTAGCATTGATATGTTTACTGGCAAAGTCGTCCCATATCCAGGCAAATCTTTCAGTGTCCCAAATCATTACGCTGGAATTTATTCCGTTCCAAGATGTGCGCCAAAGATATTTAAAATCTTTGATAGCCCAAAAATACTGTTCATTGAGTTGCCAGATCCAATCAATATTCTTGGTGATCACAGTATCCAAGTCAAAATATAAAACTCTGCCCATATCATGTGCTGGATCGAACATCTGCATTTTATACCACCAAGATTTCTTAGGACCAGCAATGCCAGGCCATTCTTGTAAGTCATGTCGTATATAATTCTCGGGCACAGGTCTAGCAGGTTCGGTAAACACATGCATACGTATCTGATGAGATGAGTTGTTTTGCAACATTTTGTGTAGTCGTTCCACATATATCCAATCATAGGCATCGCCGTGGATGACACAAGCACAGTTTTTTGCTTTTTTCATCACATATTTACTCTCAAATCTTAATATACACATATAAATACCTGTATGAAACCTATTCCAATATTTGTTGGCTACGATCCCAGAGAAGCCATTGCTTACCATACTTGTGCTAACAGTATTATACGTCAAGCTAGTCAACCGGTTGCTATCATTCCCTTGGCTCTAAACTTGTTCGCTGACTACACCGAAACACATACTGACGGCAGCAATCACTTTATCTACAGTAGATTCCTAGTGCCACATCTCATGAATTACACTGGTCACGCCATCTTTATCGATGGCGACATGATTGTGCGGGGTGACATTGCGGAACTGTGGAATCTGCGACAGTACAATGTTGATGTGCAAGTAGTCAAGCACGATTACAAAACTCGTATGACAGAAAAGTACCTGGGTAGTCGTAACGAAGATTATCCTCGTAAAAATTGGTCCAGCGTGATCTTGTGGAACTGCCAGAATCCTGCCAATAAACGATTGACGCCAAAGTTTATTGAAAAAGCCACAGGTGCTGAATTACACAGATTCTCTTGGATTCAGGACGAACGTATTGGTGAATTGCCCATTGAATGGAATTGGTTGCCTGATGAGTTTGGTGCTAACCTCGAGGCCAAACTCCTGCACTATACCTTAGGCACACCCTGCTTCACAGAATTCCACGATACTCCGCAGGGCGAAGAATGGCATCGTGAACGTGCCTTAACTGACTATTGCTTACAACGGGCTGACCAATGATGATTGACGCAACAAACTATAGTATAGATTGCTTTCACTCAGCACCCCTTGTTGGAGGAGTGTTTAAAAGCAAAGGCATTGATCGCAAGCGTCATTTGCTACAGGCTTTACCGGCAGCAGAACTCACAGGACTTGTGATGGAGTTTGGTGTGTATCGTGGCAAGACCATGGCACACATTGCTGAACATTTTCAAAACCAAACTGTATGGGGATTCGACAGCTTTGTAGGCTTGCCTGAGCCTTGGTACATACGCAGCGGCGACGAAGGTAAAACACATCCTGCTGGCAAATTTGACATGCGGTTAGAACCAGTACAACCTACATTTGCTGCCAACGTTAAGCTGGTGCCAGGAT